TTTTAGATAACAAAAAACCCATTTATGTAAACGGGTTAATGAAAACAATAAGTTAGAGTAAAAACAATAAGTTGGGTTGGTGGTCAGTGGTGGTTATTACGGGGTAATGCCAACCGCTGCCGCCACTTTGTCGCCACTTGGCAGCGTTGCCAGAGGATTGAAACGGAGCGCCGTTTCCAGATGATCCGGTGCCAGATGTGCGTAACGCATAGTCATTTTTATATCGTGGTGTCCGAGAATTTTTTGTAAGGCCAGAATGTTTCCACCCGACATCATGAAGTGCGCCGCAAACGTATGGCGCAGAACGTGTGTGAGTTGACCGCGAGGGAGCACGATAGACGTTTTTTCCATCACGGATAAAAATTGAAAATAGCAGTCTGTGAAGAAATTGAACCCATCAAGCGCCATGATCTCTTCGTAAAGCTCTTTACTGATAGGGATGCTTCTGTTTTTCTTCCCCTTCGTTCTTACAAAGGTAATTCGGTATTTGGTCACCTGTGAACGAGTAAGATTTACGGCTTCTCGCCAGCGTGCGCCTGTGCTTAAGCATATCTTAACTACCAGTGCCAGAATTGGGTCCTGACGTTTGCAATCAGCCAGTAATTCAACAATCTGCTCATGGGTAAGCCATGCCATCTCTTTTTCTGCGATGGTGAATTTTCGCATGTTCTCCAGTGGGTTCGGATACGACCATTCGCCCAGGCGGGATAGTTCGCTAAAAACACTACTTAGATAGCTTTGCTCCAGGTTAATGGTGACCGGGCTTGCTCCTTTCTTCCATTTCTCGCTGAAGTAGATCTCACCTGTCAGGCGTTTATCTCGATAGTGGGCAAACATTTTAGAGGTGAGATCAGTTGCAAGGGGATTGCCCAGAGCGTCAACCATCAGCAGCAATTTGTCATAGACATGCTGCCCAGCAGTCAGTGATTTACCATGTAGTTTGAACCATAGCTCAACCACGTCTTTCAGTGTTCGACGATCCACTGATTCACCTAGCCAGGGCTTTGCTTCGGTTTCTTCCATCGTGTGACGCTCAAAAGCCAGTGCTTCGCCTTTGGTGGCGAATTGTTTACGCACACGACGCCCACTACGTCCGGCGGGGTAACATTCGCAAAGCCATTTTCCTGTGGTGAGTTTTCGTACAGCCATAAAAAATGCCCTCCAATAGAGAGCATTTTTACTGTATGTATAACCAGTGTCAATGTATGAAATCCTGCGACCATACATCTCACTGAAGCCATAATGAAGTAGGCTATTCTTTTTGCTATGTGATCATGTAACTTTTGCGGTTAACCTGTGGCTCATTTTTATTTTAGGCGCAGATATAAAAGCAAAAGTTATCGTGAGTTTTTAGTACAGATTTTTTTGGATTTACTAATAGTTCCATCATTGCAAACGAATTTGCCATCAGAGGTACAGTGAGAAACACCTCCCTTTTTCCCTGAGCAGGGATAATTTCTAGCATAGGTAGCTAGTGGGTTTAATAACAAAGAACATGACAAAACCACAAAAAATACCTTACCAAGCATAATTTCCTCCCGGTACTATTTAACATACTTGACTGTTAAGCTTATAATTTTACCAATTATTTCAATGTCTTCTATCTTACATTCGAAGGCTCTGTTTCCACCCTCGACGAAGATTCTTCCACCGGGTAAACGAGTAATGTCACGGATCGTTATTTCGCCATCAATACTTATTACCCATTTACCATCACGTATATCATCAAATTCCTTATCACAAATAAATTCAGAATTATTATCTGTGATTACAAAAAGATTCTTGAATGCCGACGGTAGAAATTCTCTATCGAAAATATAAAAACCGTCTTCACACAAGGCCCCATCAGATAATACATATTTAGCAACTTCCATAGTATTTGTATTACCTGAAGTTTGCTTTGAACCATGCCCGGTTGTGAGCCAATTAAGCGAGGTTCCTGTTTCAAGGGCGCACTGGATTACCCATTCTGCTGGGAATGAGTCACGCATGTAGCGTGTGGCGAGTGTACTTTTAGAGATTCCTAAATGATCGCACAACGCCTGTCGAGTCTTGAATCCATAAGCTTCTACCATGCGCTCTATGGCGCCTCGTCCGCCTTTCTCCAAATTCATGGTCACTCCAAGTGAACTTTTATCTTGACGATTTCACTGTGAGATCGTATGTTTATGGTGTTCACAAAATACAAACGATCCGTATTCGTCCTGATTAATCATCATTAAACGAGGAATGTTGCATCATGAGACCTAACATTTCAATCACTCTTACCACGCCTCATGTGACTATTGAACGCTATAGCGAGCTGACAGGGCTATCCATCGATACCATCAATGATATGTTGGCTGATGGACGCCTTATCCGTCACCGTCTGCGCAAAGATAAAAAACGCGAAAAAGTGATGATCAACATAGCAGCAATGACCGTTGATGCGCTTTCAGAATGCAATCTAAACCTTAATTAGTTCGATTCTGAAATACATCAGAGGCATTGACCATGTTTGATTACCAAGTTTCCAAACATCCACATTTTGATGAAGCCTGTCGTGCATTTGCACTGCGCCACAATCTGGTGCAACTGGCAGAACGTGCAGGCATGAATGTGCAGATTCTGCGGAACAAGCTGAACCCAGCTCAGCCTCATTTATTAACCGCACCAGAAATCTGGCTGCTTACCGATCTGACTGAAGATTCAACGCTGGTAGATGGTTTTCTGGCACAGATTCATTGTCTGCCATGTGTACCGATTAATGAGGTGGCAAAAGAGAAACTGCCACATTACGTCATGAGTGCAACCGCAGAGATCGGGCGTGTTGCTGCAGGTGCGGTGTCTGGCGATGTAAAAACCTGTGCCGGTCGTCGTGATGCTATCAGCAGCATTAACTCTGTAACACGACTGATGGCGCTGGCGGCTGTTTCATTGCAGGCCCGTTTACAGGCTAATCCTGCGATGGCGAGTGCAGTTGATACCGTGACTGGCCTCGGTGCTTCATTTGGTTTGCTGTGAGGTGCTTATGCTGACGAAAGAACCATCATTTGCATCGCTGCTGGTTAAACAAAGCCCGGCAATGCATTACGGTCACGGCTGGATCATGGGGGAGGATGGTAAACGCTGGCATCCGTGCCGTTCACAAGATGAATTGCTGGCAGAACTATCTACGAAAAAACGGGGGAACAAATGGCTATTGAAGGCACTGCAGCAACTGTTCCATTAAGCCCCGGTGAACGCCTGAATGGACTTAATCACATTGCGGAGTTAAGGGCGAAAGTTTTTGGCCTGAATATTGAGTCAGAGCTTGAGCGGTTTATTAAAGATATGCGTGATCCATGGGATATCAATAATGAACAAAATAAAAGGGCACTGGCTGCCATATTCTTTATGGCAAAAATTCCAGCTGAACGTCATAGCATCAGCATTAATGAGCTGACCACTGACGAAAAGCGGGAGTTGATTAAAGCAATGAATCATTTTCGTGCAGTGGTGAGCTTATTTCCCAGACGGCTAACCATGCCGAATTAACCAACTAATGAAATTAATGGCGTAAACCCGCCGGGCATCCCTTTATCTAAATTCAGGAGAATTGATTATGCGTAATATTGAAACCCTCACGACTAAAACCGGACCGGATGATGCAGGGCTTAATATTTTACTGACAGAGGCTCGTCTGGAAGAACGCCGGGCAAGGGCTGAAGCAATGGCAGCTCGCCTTGATAGCCTGGCGTGTCATATCACATCCCGCCAGCTAAACCACGTCGAAGCGGCAGAACTGCTGCGTGTGACTGCTGAAGCAATCCAGAACGAAGCGCAGGAGATCCACTAATGGCTGATGCAATGGATCTCGTACAGCAGCGCGTTGAAGAAGAACGCCAGCGCCATATCCGTGCAGCCCGTGCCAAATCACCGGGCGTGTCACGCGTACTTTGCATTGAATGTGAAGCGCCAATTCCGCCAGCACGACGCCGCGCCATTCCGGGAGTGCAGCTTTGCATTACCTGTCAGGAAATCGCAGAACTGAAAGGCAAACATTACAACGGAGGTGCTGTATGAGCACCATCCTGAAATGGGCGGGAAATAAAACCGCCATTATGCCAGAACTGAAAAAATACCTTCCTGCTGGCCCGCGACTGGTTGAACCTTTCGCGGGTTCCTGTGCTGTGATGATGGAAACGGATTATCCCAGCTATCTGGTTGCGGATATTAATCCTGATTTAATCAACCTCTATAAAAAGGTTGCCGCTGATTGTGAATCGTTTATATCTCGCGCCAGAGTTTTATTTGAGATCGCAAACAGGGAGGTGGCTTATTACAACATAAGGCAGGAGTTTAACTGCTCAACTGAAATTACTGATTTCATGAAAGCGGTATATTTCCTGTATCTCAATCGTCACGGTTACCGTGGTTTATGTCGCTATAACAAGAGCGGGCATTTCAACATTCCCTACGGTAATTATAAAAATCCGTATTTCCCTGAAAAAGAACTTCGCACATTTGCAGAAAAAGCCCAGCGAGCAACGTTTATCTGCGCCAGCTTTGATGAAACGCTGACGATGTTGAAGGCGGGAGATGTGGTGTATTGCGATCCGCCATATGACGGTACGTTTTCCGGTTATCACACTGATGGTTTCACTGAAGATGACCAGTATCACCTGGCATCCGTTCTTGAACATCGGTTACCGTGAGTTGCTTCTGCGCCAGCGCATTAACGAAGCCGCGCAGGCTGTGATGGTGGCTTACGCGATGGGCAGCGATCTTGACCAGCTCGCTGCCAACTACAACGTGAAACGCCTGACGGTGACGCCTGCTGATAATGACGCTGTGCCGCCCGTTGCAGCTGTGATGGAAAGCGATGAAGCGTTACGCCTGCGTGTGCCTGCAGCCTTTGAAGGGCTTTCAGTTGCGGGGCCAACTGCAGCTTATGAATTTCATGCCCGAAGCGCCGACGGTCGGGTGGCGGATGCCAGTGCAACCAGCCCGGCACCTGCAGAGGTGGTGCTGACTGTCCTTAGCCGCGAAGGCGATGGAACTGCAGAAAAAGACCTGCTGGACGTGGTGGAAAAAGCTCTGAACAGTGAGAACGTCCGCCCGGTGGCTGACCGTCTTACGGTTCGCAGCGCAGAAATCATCCCGTATCGCGTGGAAGCCACCATTTTTCTCTATCCGGGACCGGAAGCAGAGCCGGTAATGGCAGCGGCAAAAGCCAGCCTGCAGAAGTACATCGCCAGTCAGACGCGTCTTGGTCGGGATATTCGCCGTAGCGCCATCTTTGCCGCCCTGCATGTTGAGGGTGTGCAGCGTGTGGAGCTGGCTTCTCCTCTGGCGGATGTGGTCCTGAACAAAACACAGGCGGCATCATGTACGCAGTGGAGCGTAACCAACGGAGGAACGGATGAATAGTCTGCTGCCACCGGGTTCAACTTCACTGGAGCGCCGACTGGCGCAAACCTGTAGCGGGATTTCTGATCTGCAGGTGCCGCTGCGTGACTTGTGGAATCCG